GGTCTCGGCCTTGAAATTCGTTGTCGTAATCAGCTCCTCGGCGATGGCGTACCAATCAATGTTCCCAACGGCCAGAATCGTCAAAGCCTTCAGTTGGGGATCCTTGATCGTTTCGGCTTGGGCCATATAGTAATCGTCCATCATCAACGACAGTTGTTCGGGGTCGGTCAGCGACTTGGCCTTGTTCTTCCAAATGTAAAAATCAAGGGAAATCGTCCTCCTCCTGGATGGCGTGGACATAGCAAGCCCATCGGTGAGGGCATCATCGTCAAAGGCGGGCATCGTTAGTTCTCTGAGGCGAAGATGTTGTCAAAGGAATCTCGCTCGTCATCCCGGACATACTTCTTGTGGATGGCGTACCAATACTGGTGGCCTTCGTCCGTGGAATCCCAATGAAAACTGTGCAGGGCCTCGTCAAGGCTATCGTTCGTGCATACATCGTCAGCATCGTGGGGGATTTGCTTGGGGCCGATGTGTTGCATTTGGATGGCAAAAATCGCTGAGTTTGCGATGGGTTCGGGAAGCCTGGACTTCAATACTTGCTTGATCGTCATGGTTTGGGGGTTTTGGTTAGGGGATTAGTTGATATTTGCGTCCGTTGTGTTCGATGATTTCGGGGGTGCGGTTGTCAAGAATTATACCTTCTGAACACTCATCGTATATAAGATTGCCATCCGAATCGTATTCACGCTTACGCCAGCGTCCATCATAAACTTCTAAGTATATATCGTTGCCAATTTTGTCTTTAATTTTAAGGCTGCCATTGGTCTTGAAGTCCCATTTCAGCCATTGGCCTATTGTTTGTCCGTCTTTCATGTTAGGGGATTTAGATTAAGATTTTGGTGGATTCGCTAATTAAACGGTAATCGCCAGGGGTAACATCGTCACCCTCGTCAAAGACAAATACTTGCTCCTCAACGATGGTATAGTCAATCCCAGGGCCGGGAAATTCGTCAACCTCGTCATGGCAATAAATGTAATTATCAACCTGGCCATCGTCATCGCAAGTGAAAACATTTTCGTTGCGCTCGTTGGTCTCAGGGTCAAACCAAACATTCGTGATCGTGTAGTGGTAGGCGGTCTCTTGGTTCATTGTTTTAGGGTTTAGGTTATTACGGTCCATTAGGACCGTTTCGGCCTTATGGCCTCGTCAGATAACCGGTGCAATCTTTTTGGCCCATTCGGGGTATTGATCGGTCCAAAGAGCGATAATTGACTCATCGTCAAACTCGTCAATAATACGGTTAAGTGTTGGGGCCAAAATACACACTTGATAGGGGCAATCTATTTGTCCTGTTGTGTAAATAACCGCCTCAACCGTGTCGGCATTGTCGTTGGGTAGGACGATCGGGGTTCTCTCAATTATTCTCATTGTTTTAGGGTTTAGGGTTTAGGGGTTAATTAAATCAGCCCTGTATCGGCGAAGGAAAAGTAAGACGTACTCGTCAAGATAACATGGTCAAACAGCTGAATGTCAAACATGGCCAATCCGTCTTTTATTTTCTTGGTAATAGCCTTGTCATGCTCCGAAGGGCCTGTATTTCCAGAGGGGTGATTGTGCACCATAATTACGCTTGAGCACAAATCGTCAATCGCATATTTAGAAACAATCTTAGGATCAACAACCGTCCCACTTGTCCCTCCTTGGCTTATCTTGGCATAAGACGTAACCATGTTGGCCCTGTTTAACATCATCAAGAAAAAAGATTCATAAAGCTCAATATCTGCATGATAAAATTGCCTGGCGAACTCTTGGGCATCTTTTGAGCTTTTTATTTGTTTTTGCTCAAACATGGATGGCTCCGAAACGCAAGTAATTTGCTTGGTTTTTACATAAGTTGTTTTCATGGTTTTAGGGTTTAGGGTTAGGGGTTAATTGGGGTTAATAATTTAGGGATCGTGGATTCGTCAACAAAGTATTCCAAAATCGGTTTTTGGCCTCTTTTATGGTATAGCCAAGGTATTTAGCCTTTAGGGGATAGCCCGCTATCCAAATCGTCAATAGCAAATAACCATCGTTGGTGCGTTCGTGCTGAATTTCTTTTTTTGTTGGCTTGTTCATGGGTTTAGGGTTTAGGGGTTAAGTGTATAGCAAAATTAAATCGTCAATCGTCAAATGCACCTTAATCGTCAAATTATTTTATTATTTTTTTTATCGTCAATCGTCAATCGTCAATCGTCAATCGTCAAGGTCGGGATGGTGCCGGCGGTCCAGGTCCAGGGGTCCAGGTCAACCGGTCCAAAGGTCCAAAGGTCCAAAGGTCCAAAGGTCAAGCCAGGGACCAAGACCAAACCAGCCCGGCGGATCCATGCAGGAACCAGGGACCACAACAGGAACCAGGCCCAAAGGTATATATATAAGGAATGCAGCAGCCCCACAAAAAATAGATAAAAAAATTTAAGGGTAAAGGTCGCAATAGGTAGGGGCCGCCGTATCTTTGAGCCAACAAACAACCCCAACCACTAAACCTCAAAACCATGAACCACGAAACCCAAACCCTAAACGCCATGAATTACACCCCAACCGCCGCCCGCCTTATTTCCGAAAATTACCCCTACGGATACACGGCCAAAACCACTAAAACCGATTGGCTAGAATTTAGCCCCAAGAAAGGCTTCAGGCATTGCAGCCAAACGATCAACCCCAAGACGGGACGGCCCAATGCCCCTAAAAAGGGCGTATATTATGATATTCTATTAATGTACCGGGACGAAGCCGGCCACGTTAAGACGCAAGCCAGGGACATAAGAGATTTAAAAGAGATCAATCAAACAGCCGAATTTTTGGCACGCCCTGAAATTTTCGCCCTGTTCACCGCTCAAGAAATAGAATACATATATATTAATATGATATTTCACAGCAAAGTGAGCGCAAAGGCTCAAGTTGTTTATTGCGGATCCGATTGGGACAAAATGAAGCCATATTTTGCCGAACCGCTCAAGGAATTAACCCGGGCCGCAAACACCAAAGGAACCGAAAACAGATTTAATGAAATTCGCTTTGATATTGAAGCGATCAACGCTTTGAAGGTCCCCAATTACAACCCGTTCACCGTTAAGACCTACGAGAGTCGCATAGTAAACGACCGCCTAACCTTGGTGCAGGTACCAAACCAACAATAAACCAAAACCCAAAACAACCCTAAACCCTTAACCCCCAAACCATGAAAAACCAAATTTTAGCCCTTGTATCTCAAGCCTTCGCAAAAATCCACTTAAGCGCAAGTAAGGATCAATTACGTCCGGCCATGCAATACGTCCAATTTAGCACTTTGCCGGCAGGTCCCCAGGGCCCCGGCGGTTTGTACGCCGTAGCCACGGACGCCCACACCTTGTTTTGGCTGAATGTATCCGAGGTCCTAAGTAACCCGGAAATATTACCCGCCGAATTTTACATCCATGCCGACCAATACAAGAAGCTAACAGGCTCGAAGGTCTATTTAATAGGGTGCGATCAAGACACAAAGACGATCCGAACCATGGACAAGGCCGGCAATACTTTAGACGTCCTGCCTTACCTGGATGTTGAAGGAATGCAAAACGGCCCCGGCAGGTTCCCGCAATGGACCGCAATTTTACCCACCGATCCAAACACGCAATTAACCGGCGGGCAAATCGGCCTAAGCCCTAAGCTAATTGGCCGGGCCGCTCAAATAATGGAAGCGGGCCCTTGGATCGTAACCTTTAGAGACGCAAACCGGGCCGCCATCGTTCAATATTTGAGCCCGGAGGACAACGGGACCGCCCAGGGTCTAGTCATGCCGGTAATGCTCCACAACATGGAGCACAAAGAAAAACAACGCCAGGACCTAAACGCCAAATTAGCCCAGGCATACGAAAAAGCGCAAGACCGCAAGCATGCAGCCGAAGCCATGCCGGAATAAAGACAACAACAGCAGCGAAAACAAGGGGCCCAAACGGGCCCTTTTTTTTTGGCCGTACTTTTGGGAATGGTCACAAGGGATAAGGGATAAGGGAACGGGGCGGAGGGAACAGGGCCGAGGGTCCCACCATCCACACCCCCCCCAAAAAAACCAAGTCACCCTCCAAAGGTCCCCGATGTAGGGATAAAAGAAAGGACACCAAAATAGGGGACCGCCAGACCGAACGCCGCCCCGACCCGACCGCCTGAAGGTAACAAACGGGACCAGGTCCCCGGAATGAAGGATAAAAGAAAGGACACCTTTTATAGGTGATCAATCGTCAGGACCCGCCGTCAAGCTTCGCCGTTCCTGCACCCCGTCAAGCATGGAGCCAGGCAATAGGGCCCAAAGTGAGGATAAAAGAAAGGACCCCAAATACAGCAACCCGGCCACCTGCAAAGGGTCAAGCTGTAAAGCATAGACCCGGGCAAAAATGGATACATAAACACATTCTCCCCCACCCCCACTACTTCCGACCCCTTAACACAGTTTGACAAAATGGCTAAAATCGGGTACCTTTTTGACGCTGTTTTTAGACTCTTTTTGGTGTCCAAAATGCGACTCAAACGAAAATGAGCATAAGATTTAATATAAGTGTTTATATTCTATATAGATGTCTATATGTTATATAGATGTCTATATTTAATATAGATGTCTATATAGTATATAGACACTTATATATATAGTAAGGGATAAAAAACAAATTGCGCCCTTTGTGGGAAAAAACACCTTTTTTGTGTAAAAGGGGTACCCCCCATTTTTTTTGGGCGAATTAAACTTGACTTGTGGTAATTTTGTGGGTGCATGGCGATACATGAGTTTGTAAAGAAGAAGAGGGCTGAGGTTATTGAGGAGGAGGTCTCTGAGGCTCCTGAGAGCGTTCCGAGTGCTGAACCGAAGGCAGAGATACCTGTCCTCCTAAACGCTCGTTCTACGAAGCCTAAGACGGTCACGAGGCGAGATATCCGGGACTTGCTTGATGCCGACTTGGACAGGACGATTGGCGGTGTGAAGCGGATGGACGCCTTGATTGCCCGTTTGGTCACGGAGGCGATTCGTGGCAATATGCGGGCGATGGAATTGGCCTTGGCCTATTTGTATGGCAAGCCCCAGCAGCAGACCACCGCACCGAACACGGGGCCTTTTGTTCTTGAGTTGAGTGAATCTAATTTAGACGAAGAATCCATAAATAACGAGTTAAGTGAAACTAACATCCAGACAAAGTCAAGCGTATAGGATGGCGCTATCCGGGGAGAAGCAGTTTATTCTCTTCGGTGGTGCCATCCGGTGACGAGGCGGTAAAACATATTGCCTCCTTCTAACCTTCATCTCCCTCTGTTCCAAATATCCAGGCAGCCGGTGGGTGATTATCAGGCAGAGTATGCCCACGCTTCAGCGTACAACGCTTGTGACCTTCACCTCCCTGATGAACCAAGGCTTAGGTATGCACGTTGCGTCTTGGGACAAGCAGGCCCAGATTGTGCGGTTCACCAACGGCTCCGAGTTAATCTTTATGGGCGAGAATTACGATACCGATAAAGACTTTGACCGATTTAAGGGCTTGGAGATTAACGGCGGTGGGATTGACGAGATTAACGAGTGCCAGGAAGGACTCCTTTACAAGGTCTTGGAGCGTGCCGGTTCGTGGCTGAATTGCGAAGGCCGACCGCCCATTGTCGTGATGGCCACTTGCAACCCAAGCAATAATTGGGTGAAGGAGTTGATTTACGACAAGTGGAAGGAGAACGACCTTCCCTCCACCTGGGCGTACATCCCCTCCAAGATTACCGACAACCCCCACATCCCCGAAGATTACCTTCAATCCCTTCGGGACAATATGCCCGAATACGAGTACAAACGATTCGTGGAGGGCGATTGGGAGGTGCAGGAGAAACCCGAAAACCCCTTCTTCATCTCTTACGAGGCGAAGAAGCACGAAACCCACAACGCTTCCTTCAACCCGAACCTACCCATTTACATCTCCCTTGACTTCAACTTACAACCCTTCTGCGGTCTGGTGGCGCAGATGTGGACGGATAGCCAAGGAGACCACGTCCACATCGTTGACGAGTTCCAGGTCGTTGATGGGAGCATCCCCAAG